CATCCCTAGATACTGCTTTTTGGTATCTTTCAAAATACCATTTACCAACTCCAATAGTTTTATTTGGAGTTGAGAGTACAACTGTTCCATATGGGACTTGCGCTTTTTTGGCTTGCATCTGATTAGTTGATAAAGCAGGAACCATCGAAGTCCATGCCGTATCAACATGATGAATAAATGCTGCCTCATCAATAACGAGAAATGTAATCGCCTTACCACGAAGTGTTTTCTCAGGAGCATTTGGATTAACAGGTGTAGCATATACCTTACTCCCATTTGTTAGAATGAATGACTGTTCTGTTCTTTTTGCAAATCCTCTACCGAGAGGTCCTTTTGGTGGTTTCATCCATTCTGGCAGTTTTTCAATCATCCCTCTAATTGCTCTAGCAAAGTCTGTTGCTTCTTTCCCGTCTTTTGAAATAATGCCAATAACTGCATTATCAAAGAAAATCGTTAACCAGGCAGAGTATGCTTGAATAATTGTAGAAATACCAATCTGTCTACTTTTCAATACTAGTACATATCTTTTTTGTTCAACAAGTTCAATTAACTCAATCTGTTTTCTATAAGGTTGTAGAGTTACATCTTTCCCTGGTATTTCAATTAGAATATATTTCTTACAAAAATATTCAAACGTTGTTTTACATTTAAGATATTCAGTTATATACTTATTGGCTACAACTCCAAGATCATCTCCATCTGATATAATCTGAATTTCTTGTTCATGACTTAACGCTACCTGTTGCATATTATATACCTTTATTGTTTGTTCTTAAGAAAATCGACTTTTTATTGCTAACTCCGCATTTCTTTTTTGTAGTTTAATAATTTGTCTCTTATTGAACCTATTTGCTCTTGGACTACAAACTCCTCTCGAAGATAAAGAAAACTCACAGTCTTCCTCAAACTTATCAACTTGTTCCTGGAAACCTATTATTTTTTGCTGATTGCTTTGTATCTCTTCCAATATTTCTGGTGGTGTCCCTTGATATAGTTTGACTGATTTATTAGCTGATTGTATAACTTGTTCTACAGTCTGCCCTGCTGTTAAACTATCAAGAGTTTCTTTCGGTGGATTATTTAAACCCCGAGAAAGTCTTTCCAATTCTCTAGCAGACTCCGCTGCTGATGGCAGAACAGTCAAATCTGCCTTAGGTTTAACCGTTTCACCTGCACGTTTGTTTGTTCTCATTAGTTTAACTTGTGCAGTTGTTTGCCAATTATTTTCTCTTCTAAACGATATGTCTGTACTCCAGAGTATATACTTCCCTTCAAAATCTGCATACTCAACAGTTTTTGGCTTGAACTTTACACATTCTCCAACTTCAATAAGACTTAAGACTGGCAAATTTCTTTCAAGGTCAATTGTTAAAGTTGATAAATCAGCCACTCTTCTTGAAATTCTAGAGTTGAAAATTGTTTGATTAGTCTCATCACCAGTGTCTTGAATAAAATATCTTTTTCTTAATGCTGCTACATCTACATCAAGGTTTTTATTTTTATAAATAATGCTGTATTTAGCAGCAACCGTTTTTAAATCTTGAGTAATTGTTTGGGATAATTTATCTTTTGGTTTAACTATATGATTAATATTTGATCCTATTTTTGCAAATTTAGCATTTCCTGTATAATCTGTAGCAATAGTTGAATATGTGTAAAATGTTTTATCGTCTGAAACTTCCTTTAACATTAGATCCCATTCATCCACATCCATATCAGTGGCTATTTGATAAATTATGAATGCTGGATTTTTTTGCATTTTAGCTGTTAAATTTTTAATGTTTACTGTTCCGTCATACTGACAAAATATTCCTGGAACTCCATCAAAAATACCAAACCTTTGATCTATAAATCCGTCAAATGGATTTATAGCATTTGAATTATATTCTTTTAGTACTTTGTAAAGGGTTGTTGGAGGTATACAAACTTGATCAATTGGTTGTGTATTTTGACCGTCTCTATCAACTTGAATTTTTTTAGCACCTGCACTTGTAGCAAGTTCGAAAATCATTTGCCCGATGGATGTTCCCACAAAAACATCGTTTACAAGTGTATTCATAATCTTATATGGTTGTCTGAGAACTGTCATTATTGAATAGTATCCCCTGTCCTTTTGTTGATCAGCGTTTGTTGATACTTTATCTTTTTCATTAAGATGAAAACCACCTCCTATGAACATTAAGTCTAAATCTATTCTTGGTCCAGGATATTGTTCTTCTCTTAATAATGTTATTGCTAGTTTTATTGATGATCCGCCATATAATTGTTGAAGAATAACATCGTTTGGATCCAGTTCAAAAACAATACTGACTGATTGATATGCAGTCGCAAGAGAGGAAACAAACTGAACTACAATTGTGTCCTGTGTATAATCTAAATCATCAATAGTTATTTTCAAATCATATGATCTAGTTGGGGTAAATGTTCTTCCGCCTTTTTTAGGATCAGGGGTTAGTTTCTCTGCCATTGATCTACATCCTTTTTTATATTTTGTTCCAAAAAAATGGGCGGGTTTGAAAGGAGCAGAAACGACCCGCCCATTTAGAACCAGATCAGTTTGAACCTAGTTGGTTCAAGACCTGGTGCATTCTCGTTGGGATTACAAGAACACTTTCTGCAATATTTTCAAGCATCTTCTTTACATTAAGATTCTGCTCAAAACTCGTGTATCTAACGATGGCTAAAAACACTTGCCATGCGGTTGGTGATCTGCCCTGTTCTGCCATTTCATCCAGGAGATCAGATATTTGTTCTCTTCTCCTTTTACCGAATGATTGAATAACTTCTAACAGAGCCATCATATCATCTTCACTCACTTGCTTATGGAAACTATCTGTTATCATTTGAGTGATATCTTCATTGAAAACTTGCATATATGAATTGACTGCAGAAGCAAGACTCGTAGTAGATGATTCAATATGGACTTGTCTGATTTCTCCAAGGGTGAAGGAAAATGTTATGACTTCTCTTTGGTTGTAGTCAGTTCCAATTCCAAATGCTAATGAGGCTGCTCGAGTTCCATTGTAGCTATTATTAACGATGATGATAGGAAATACATCTGTCATTTCTGGAATTGCTTTGCTACTTCGGATAATAATTTCAGTTCTCATTCTTGTATAGTTTGGAGTAAACATAGCATTTTCTACTGAGATAGGAATGCCGACTTCATTTATGGATGTTCTTATTCTGTCCATTAATGCTCCATTGCCGACAAATTTATACATATTTGAAACATACCCACAATATTTGTAACTCAAGGAATCAGGATCTTTTGTATAGATTCCGATTAATGGAGTATAATCTCCATCTGTTTCGTGACTCCCATTTTCATCACCAACAATTGTTTGTTGTGGGTGTAGTTGTCGATAAACGACTTCACAATATTGATCACTATAGGAATAGAGTCCTTTATATGCAAGAGATATATCAAGACTCATTTCCTCTGCTCGTTCGCTAAAAGGTGTCATTATGCACCATCCTTTACAATTTTTTTTATTGCTCCCTTCAGTCTTATTCTCATCCCTTCTTGGAATACTTTCATTCGTCCATCGAAAACGTGCTCCACTAATATTCTGGTTAATAGATTTATTAAGTCTTTTGTGGGAACTTTTCCATGTGGACCATAGCGATTTTTAGCAACATGAACTCCATCTTTACGATCAACGAATATAACCATGTTGGCACTATGCATCCGTTCCGTAAAAGTTGGGCGCTTTATGTTTAAACTTCTGGAACTACTGCCTCCACTCGCATCTAAGTCTGACTTCGTACGAAACTTCCTTTTCATCATTCTGTCGAATACTGTTGGATCAATTAGATCCAATTCTCCTATAGTTGGTGTCATGATTATGTCCTCGTTCGCGTTGCGAAAAATCTTAGATATAGATCTCTTCCATCGAACTCAAATGCTGTGCTATCAATTGTAACATTAAATCTGCCTTCCAATTCCCAAAAATATTTTGCTCGTGCTGGAGTCCATATTGAAGCATGCGGGCATGATGGTTCATTTAACAGTTCTGTTGTAAGCAATATATTATGTTCAGGAAATACTGCCATGTTATTTTCTTCAAAAAACTGAGCTTCCTCCAAAATCATATTTGCTAATATCTCATAGTTTGGAACAATAACATCAACGTTATCTCCAACTTTTGTAACTGTAGATACTAAATAAATGAAATATGGAAGTTGCGTAAATGAAACATGTTCAAGAAAACGATAGATACAAACCCTATCAAATGATAATACTGTTCTCTCCATGAACTCAAAGGCATCTGATCTAACATCGTACATCACATTATGACTTTGATTCCATGTGAGTCCTTGCTGTTCAACATCAGCCGGATCATGATTTCGATAAAACATAGTATCAATATTAACTATAAATGCTGGATCTTTTGGATTAAGAGGAGGTATTTTTCCGCCTGCGATATTTAATATTTTTTCACACATTATATATACTCCGTAGTTATGGATTTTGTGAACGGTTCAATATAAAATTTGAAATACCTTTGTTTATCAATATCATCTGGGTCCATAATTTTTAGAGTTGATTGTGTAACTTCAATTTGACCGTAACCCTTTAAATAGATGTTGTATCCTTTTGTAGATGGTATCCCAAAAAGGTATGGATTGTTCGAGTTTAAAAAGTCGTCTTTGATTTTTTGTAGATGAATGAATATACGACTTTTGTTTGTAAAGTTAATCTTACATATTTTTTCAAAGATTTTGTCTATATACGGATAACGAAATGGTACGCCTTTTATTGTTACATCATTATTACTATCATTTGCTATGTATGTCTTTCTATCAATTGATATAATAAAAGTCAAGAACCTTGTTCTTAAATCAAGCGGTACATGTTGAATGTCTGTTATCCTTAACATCTTGGTTGTAATAATTCCATCATATTGTCGAATCACAATCTGATTTTCTTCAATTCGATTCTTTAAAATATATTCATCAATTATTGAAGCTGTTGTGGTTCGAAGGGTTGAAGTTAATCTCGGATTGTCTCTCATCCTTTTTCCAATTTCAATGTTTCTTTCTTTTTTATTTTCTCTATCAATTCCTGTGAGATCCATCCCAAGTTTTTTCATGATGGTATAGTGACACGCTTCAATATCATATAGATATACTTCTTTTAAAATTAATGGTATACTTTGATTTATTTCCATGATAGATAGAGGGCGGCGGGGATGACTGGCACCCTGTCGGATGTTATTGGCCTCCAGTCATCGGGCCTGTTTCCCGCCGCCCAAACTCCTTTTATGTGAGGGCAGCGACCAAAAACTCACCTGACCATATGTCAGTGCATAATATCCAAGTTGTTGCTTTCGATCGCTACCCAAAATATAGGTGAGGGACAATCACCGTCTACTCGGGAGTCGACGCCGGAATTGATGCTCAGCACCCGTTTCGCACGTGTAAAAATAGTCCCTCACCTGGTACCCTACGCTAATGTGTCAATGATCACATTGTCAATCTGAAGATGATGATTGATATCTGTAATCATGGACTGCTTGGTTAACAACCAATGAAAAGCATCGAGAACTGTGGTCATATCCCCAACGTCTTTGGAGATTTGTTTATACCTCAGTTGTAATGCTTCAGCATCCAGAGGCGAATTGATTTTTGCTGCAACCGCATCTGAATCAGGAGCTGAAGGAACCTCAATTTCTTCATCCTTTTTCTTGACTCTTATAACGGAATAAGGAATCGGAGCTCCGGAAATGTCCTGGCAGAATGTAGCGATCAAGCTGGTACGGACCCCATAACATTTGATAAGAATTTCATCTCCATAATCATACTGAATTTGAAATCCATTGTTATAGACTTCCATGTTTTTTGCAGGCAGATCGAGGACCGGATAAACATCTGCATTCTCAAACACTCTCAGATTGCGAGGATCCTCATCACTGTCTTCAACTTCTTCGCCTGTTTTAACTGCCATAATAAGAGTCTTGTCTGCATCGACTCCACGAATGGCAACCTTGACTTCATTGATGTTGTCAAACTTGTCAGATTCTCTTTCGAACCATGTTGACAGAGGAATGATACCAATCGTATCAACGACTGGAACTACTTCTGTATCTTCAGCTTCTGCGGCTTCAGATTCATTGGGTAGATCGAGATCTGTTTCTTCAAACATTACAGGACCAGTGGTTTCGTCTTTAACCATTTCGGTTAGATTTTCTGTCATGACTTTTAATTCTCCTTTGATGTCTAGTGTCTAGTACTATTTCCACTTCTTTGCATCCGCTTCGGGATTTTCTCTCCACTTGCTGGCGTTAAGATCTGTAAATGTTTCAAGTGCGGCTCCTGATAGGGCCATGATTTTAATAACCTCTTCGTACGCCTTTACTGGTGCAGAACCCATTTGGGGTTTTTCACAATCTCCCATCTCTCTGCACCCCTCTAACCAGGGAGGTAACTCGTTGTCCCACTTTCCTGTATATGCCTCAAGAGCTTTATCAATATACTGTTTGAGGAATATAAGAAAACTTGGGAATGATAACTCTGGAAGATCTTTATAGTCTCCAAAAACTTCTTTTTCATATTCTCTTTCTTTGAGATATATTTGAATAACGTCGTTTAATCTCATGCCAATAACCTCTCAATATAGTCTTTATTTTTTACTAATTTATCTTGATACTCTGGCATGTATTCCAATACGAGGTCGCCCTCCCACTTATATCTGTATTTGAGATCTCTAACAAAACCAACCAAATTGAACATTCCTTTAGGATGATTGAACGGAAGATGTTTTCCTATAGATTTTTCTTTTGATTGATTCGATAGATGTATCACTGAAGTGTGCTTCAAAAGAGTCGGCATGATCATATGGTTCATCCATATCTCTTCAATATGACTTGTATCAATGACCATTTGTAGAGCTTCATGATAATGAATACACCATTCCATAATATCTAAAGGAGATCTTATATGCTTTTTATTTCTGTATGGAAAAGTCTCAATACAAAGAGTTCTTCCTTCTGTTTCCCATTGAAGAAAATTATATATGAAACCTTGTATATTTTTATTTGGATGTATTACATATTTCATGCATCCAAATTCATTAAAACAGAAATCTATTAAAGCAATAATATCTGAGAAATTCCTTCTTAAAGTATCTAACGGGAGATGAACTACTTTAACTCTAGCATGTCTTTTGCTTATAGATTTTGAAATGGTTTCTTTCATACCCATAAACAAATCATACTTGTAAATTGCTAACTGAATCTTATGTGGAATTTTATCCAGTGCATATCTGTTATCTTCCCCAAAACCGTATGAGATACAAACATCAATGACCGGATTACCGTCTGCGTCCATTACAAATATCTCCTTCCATTGAACCCACCCCGGATTCCTTTCCAGTTGATTGCAATAGCTTCAGATGTATGAATGGATTCTTCATGAATACATTTGACAATCCAATCATAAATTGCAATTTTATCATTTAGTGTTTTAGAAATTTTTCTAATTGCATCTTCAACGAACATGGGATTTTGTGCTGCAACTCTAGCAATCTCTTGTTCGTCCACCCTTTTGATAACTGGATAAGGAAGGGTAACTAATGCCTTTTCAACTGCTTCAATAATGTTTTCCAACCAAACATAATGATCTTCTTTAACCTCAACAACGATCTCAGCAAATGATCTTTGATTGTGTGGATACCCTTTACTTTCATGTTCAGTAAGGTGTCCACACAGCTCTGCTGAGCAAGGACAATAAGATGCATACTGAATTGTAACTCCCTGATAGAATCTGAAATGATCCGTAACAGTAGTAACCCCCTGTTCAATTAACACAGGCGCTTTAAATAATTGTCCTTCGAACTTACATTTATAATAGATTGGAAATGCATTATCAGATAAAATTGACTCTCGATTTATTGGCATACGAAACTCAAATTTCATATATGCAGTATCTGTTTCAAGATTTTTTCTTAAATCTTTTAGTATTTGATGAATCAGTTTGTGCTTTAAGGGCAAGTCAAGATATGGTTTTAGAGTTAATAATAATCTTGACATTGAGATCCCTTTTGTCTTTTCATCCAAACTTGTCCTCATCGACACATTTGCATTGAGTTGATGAAACCCACCGTATTTGGACTCCAATCGAAAAGGGACCTCAACATTTTCTACGCCAACCTGCATAATGGGGATTTGAACCTCAGGCGTTGAACATTGAATATCTGGTAGTGAACAATAATCGACTACCGCTTTTTGGGTTGGAACTTTTTCCATCCTGTTTCCCCTCCTAATACTAATTCCTTCGGATCAAATAGAATCGGTTCAGATGGGATTAGAACCAAAGGTTTTGCTTCTTTTAATTCTTCCTCTGTTTGTTTTAAATATGCCAGAGGTCTACGTTCATCGCCAAGTTTCACTCTTGGATGATGGTATCTTCTCGGTGGTGTCCAATAACCGTATTGAACTGTTGACGATGAATATGTAGATGTGGTTGTTGAAGTTGAGTATGAGCTCATTTGTGCTTTACTCCTATTACAGTTAGATAAGAGTTAAGTAATTTTACTGACTCGGGGACTACATCTAAATGTTCGGACTCTTCAATAAGATTTGACTCAATAAAATTTCGTATATAACTATTCTTTAAATCAATACAATCGGATTTAGTTGTCAAAAATTCAAATAAATTACATGGAGCATCATGCCCGATTAGACATGCTGTTTCCATTTCACCACATCTTTGACCACCTTTATTTTTTCTTCCTCCCAATGGTTGCAGAGTTCTCCTTGCATATGCTCCGATCCCTCTTGCAGCTAATTTCTCTTCTGCAATATGAACCATTCGGAAGAAATAGATATATCCGACTGCAATTTCATTTTCTAAATTAACTTGAGAAAGAGGATCAAATAGCTTGGATGTAAACGTTGCTCCTGTATAATCCATTGCTTGTTGTAGATGCTCTAACTTGCAAGATTCGAATGGAGGCTGAATAATTGAAAACTCTTTAAGAAATTCTTTTGTTATCTTCTTTGGTAATGAGCTTTTCAATTGTTTAAAATACCATCCACCATCTGTCTTGTCGATAATTTTTATAAAATCCAAAAGGTATTGTTTAATATTTTTCTGAGGTTGTTCAGCATCAAGCATTCCAATCATATTCATTTTCAATTCTTGGAGTGCAAATGCTAAATGCATTTCATATAGCTGACCAAAATTCATTCTGGAAATAATACCCAATGGGTTGATGCAAATATCTAAATGTCTTCCGTCAGGAAGTTGTGGCATTTTTTCATGTGGAACGATTCGAGAAATCACTCCTTTATTTCCATGCCTATTTGCAAGTTTATCTCCAACTTTTACTTTTCTAAAATGAACTCCAGCCATTTCTATTTTTATGCCATTAACTCTTTCACGTTTGTTTTTGTATTTTCCCACAAACGAAAACTTATCAAGACCTCTATCTTTGATAAATTTCGTTGCAGCGTCTTTTGATAAATGATTTTTGATTGCCTTTTGTAAATCTTTTTCGGTATCGCTTTGCTCTTGTAACTTTTTCTCGATCCATAGTTTGTATTCAGGAACCTCTGTATTCCAATCATTTGCATAGACGTTGACTTCAGAAATGATGAAGTTTTTCCTTGCGATTAATTCGATTGGTTCGGAGAAAACTGAATAAAATTCATCAGAGTTTAACTTTTTCAATATAGCATACGGATTTCCCGCTTGAACAACATCGAGGACTTCTGGTAAAGGATCATACTCATCGCTTTTTAATGAGAGTAAAACTTTATCCGGAGTTAGTGAAAATGATAACTCTTTGAAGTGGACAGATGTTAAAGTATCTTCATTCGCTAACCTGTCTGATATAACAATTCCATCCTCGTAGTTGTTGCCATAATAAACCATAACACCAGTTAATAAATTTTTACCAATGTTGATGTTACCCTCTTTGCAAAAATTACTTTCTGCTAAGATATCACCCGCTTTAAATTTACTTCCCGGTTTTACATAGACATTCATGAAGTCGAGATGTTCAACATAGATCTTTCTGTAACTAATATCAAACACATCTGCTTCCCCATCTGCGTATGTAACGATGATATAATTTCGATCAATGTGAATGACTTCACCATCTTTTTTGGCTTTCTTAACAAATTGAGTATGCTCTGTAAATAATCCTTCACAACCTGAACTGATAAGGGGAGTATCAAATTCTTTGAGCATTATTGATTGCCTCATTTGAGATGCTGCCATTTGTAATCTTGTCTGATCATCATGCTTTAAGAATGGGGTCATTGATACTGGAATTGAGATAGGTTGTTTCTCTGTAATTTGATCTGTAAATTTTAAATTTTCATCAAGATAAACATTCGGAACCAGATTTTGTAAGACTCCACAATTATCCCTATCCGGTGTATCGACTGGACAGATACGACCAAACATAGTTGGGCATATATCCCTCAAATGCTTAGGAATGTTTTCTCTTTTGAATCCTCCGGGACCGAGTAAACTGGTTCTTGATAACTTAGTGAGTTCCTCAATTGG